CAATAGTATTTCTTGGTAGACCAACGGCTGTTTCTACAATAAATTGAGGTGAATTAGGTGTGGCTGGAGAGTTTTGTCTAACTCTACTGATGTTAGTTTCTCTATCTTCTATAAGTTTTTGTGTTTCTTGTTCTGCTTTTTGTTCTTTTCTTGCAGCATCTTTTTCTAGCTTTCTATTCTCTTCAGCAATGAGATCAAGACCTTTAGGTTCAGCAAAACCTTCAGATTTATTTATATTATCTTGTATAAATTTATTAACAGTAGATCTGCTGCCTTTTGGACTTAATGCCCTACCAAGTCCGACAATACCAGCTTGAGGTATGAGACTTGAGCCCCCTGAAACGGCAGCAAGAGCACCCCCACCAAGTAATAGGCTAGACCTGTTCATTAATGCTTTATCATTGTAAGACCCTAGATCATCTGCAAATGGATTAGCCATTTCAGTATATCTAGTCAGACCAGTTCTTAATCCTTTGTTTTTTAATTTAGTTAATTCTTGAGATTCTTTGACTAAGTTTATTAATTGTCTGCCTTGCTTGGTTTTACCAGCCAGTCTTTCAAGTGCTTGTATTTGAGGCTTAGTTACAACAGATTTAACTTTACTCTTCGCTGCTTTAATAGCAGATTTAACTAAAGCACGATCATTAAGAGTTTGCTCACTGGTTGGTTTTAGTTTTTCACCAAAACCTTCAGTGTATTTTCTTAATTCTTTTCTTTTAGTTAATTTTTCTATGTTCGCACTGATGTCATCATGTGCAGTATCAACTAATTGTCTTGCTCCGTAAGGATTTTTGACATCAATATCTGTAGGGTCGAATGTATTGCCATCTATATCACCTTCTGTAGCGATAGTGTTTAATCGCTGTGCGAAAGCAGCTTTTGCTTCTGGATTAGATTTTTCTACAGCATCTTTACCTTTAATAACTTCAGTAGTTTTAGTTTTGACTGCCTCTTTAGCTTTCTTTAATCCTCTACCAGTAGCTCTAGTAGTATCAGCAACAGCTTTACCACCAGCACCAAATGAAGTACCGAGAATCATAGCATCGGCAATACGGTCAGCTTTTTCTTTGCCTGTGTAAACACCGCCTTTTATTTCGGTAGCTGTAATGTTGGATAACTCTTGTCCACCTTCTGTAAGACCCTCTTTACCAGAAGCAATAGCAAAATTCTTAGCTGCTTTAGCAAATCCTTTCTTTTGAAGCTCTGATGTAATTTCATCAGTAGACATCTTGGCTAATTTATTAGGTGAAATAACACCTTTAGCACCAATTCTTTCAAGTATTGCTGTGACGACACCAACACCGAGTACGGAGGCATCATAATCACCAGTTTTTTCTTCCTGTTCGAAGGCAGCTTCACCAGCACCCATTAAACCTGACCCAAGTATTGTCCCACCAGTAATTACGGCTGCTGCTGGGGCTGATACAGGAGCAGTTAAGGCAGCAAGACCAGTACCAGCGATAGCTGCTCCTGCACTTGGGGCATTTGTAGCTAAACCTTCGCCTATCCAGCCTAAACCAGCTCCAATACCATCTTGTAAGAGAGTATCAGTAAAACTTTGGTTATATTTTGGTACAAAACCACCTCTAGCAATGTCTCTATCTTGCTGTTGTACAACATCTTGTCCATATCTTTCAAGACCAGAGAGACCTACAGTCCTACCTACGGCTTCAACACCTTTACCAAGAGATCTTTGAGCTGTATCAATACCATATTCGAAGGCACTGTCTCTTGGTGCTGCTCTTTGCTGTACTACTTGGTTTTCTAATGGAGGAGGAAGACCTGCTGTTGTCCTTGTGTTCGCTTGTTGTCTCTTATAAATGGCTGCTAATCTTTTTGCTCCCTCTGTATCTCCGTTGTTGTGCGCTTTAAGGATTCCTTTTTGTATATCTTGGAGTGCAAATTGTGTCATTTATTATTGATCCATATATTGTAAGATTGCGTCAGAGTCTTCTTTACTGAAGCCAGCAAGAGGAGCATCAGAAGGCATAGAATTTTCATTTGCATAAGGGAACACATTATTTCTAAGGTTTCTTTCAGCTTCTTGATGTAGTTTTAGACCTTTATTAAGCCAAGCAATCCAGACTGCTTCGTCTGCATACATATCAGGTATATCTTCTTGGAACAATGCCATTTCTCTATCAGAGATAGCACCTTTAGTTCGTGCAGTTTTGGTCAATGTAGAGTCAATTCTTAATCCTGCCAATCGTTTTCTGACAATAGCACCTTTAGTACCCCACATATCACCCAATGTTTGTGTTGCGCCAAGACCTTTAGTCATACCGACAGCATTGACATCACCAAACTCAGGGTCATTTCCACTTATTATGTTTATAAGATCACTAAACTCAGTTTGTTGACGTTGTGCTTCTTGTATTAATGGTGCAGTTTCTTGGATCATCTCTGCTGTTGCTGCTTGTCTTGTAGCTTGTCTTTCTAATTCAGCTTCATTAATAGTATCTAATCTAGCTTGTTCAGCCTGAGCTAATCTTCTGTTTTCATCTTGAATACCACCGTAGGCATCTGTACCAGCTTTATAAGCTGCAAGACCGCCCTGACCAGAAGCACCAACCATAGCACCGCCAATTCTCATAAATCTCTCACCAAGACCAATTTGATTGGGATCATCCTGCATGATTTTGTCACCTAGACGTTGCATAAAGCCTCTTCTTGTCTTAGGGGTTTGTTCAATATTAGAAGCAGCATTAGCAGCTCCTTTCAATATCATATCTTTTGGACTATCAGGTAATGAAGTATCAACACGAAGATAATCAGGGAGTAAATCATTGGTTGTACTTGGGTCGAATGGTGTTGGCACATATTCTTCTGCATTAGCACTATTTATTAAAGTGTTGTTTTCTGGTGTAGTGCTGTTGTTATATAACCCAGAAAGTTGAGATTCATCAAAGTATCTATCCTTATCCATCTCTAATAAATTTGGTCGTCTGTTAATGAAGTTAGCAAAAGAACTGGGTTCTTTTGATCCTACAAAGTTATTTGGATTAATTGCTGGGAAAGAAAGAACACCAGCATTATTTATAAGTGCTTGTCTAGCTGCTTCTTCAGCTTGTCTTTCTTCAGCTAATTGTCTTGCTGTTTTTACATTAGGATCACGTTGACGAAAAGTATTTTGATCTCCAACACTAGATAACGAAGGAAAACGATAGGCACTGCCTAAATTATAATTTGTTGCCATTTTATTTACTCCTCCTCCATATCTTTAAAGAATTTAGCAAGTTCCCTACCCATACCTGCACCTTGTATAGCACCGCCAAATCCAGCAGCAGTAGGATCTGCATATACACCTTGTGGATTCTGAGGTGATTGATAGACGGCATCACCTAAGATACCTGCTTTGTACTTGATCTGATTATCTAAAGCAAAATCCCTATCACGTTCATAAGCAGCTCTAAGGTCATTGAGATAACCTTGGTCGAAACCTCTAAGATTTCTACCAGCACCAGTCATAAATTCAGCAGCCTTCTGTGAGGCATTAATTGAATCTAAGTAACTAGATCCCATACCTTGAGTAGCATCTAAAGCATCGGTATATTGTCTGTTTTGTTGTCCTAATGATCTGTCAATTAAGCTATCTTGTATTTGTGCTGTAGTATCAGTCAGTCTATCTTGGAAACCTCTGTTAGCTATTGCATCAGAGACAGCTTTAGTAGAAGCATTAGTATTTCCTGTACCCTGTGCTCCCATTGCTGTATTTCTTAAAGTATTTTCAGTTAGATTACGGTAGTCATCTCTCATTGCAGCATTAACAAGAGGATTAGCATTATCTAAAGCATACTGTTGAGCTATTCCCAATCGATCATCACCTGTAGCTCTTCCATATAGATCTCTATAATTAGTAGCAAAACCTTGTGATGTTTTGGCAGCATCGAAAGCACCTTGCCCTAATCCCATTCCAACATTTCCAGCAAATTGATTACCATATAATTGAAATGGATCTGGAGCTGCATAAGTTTGACCACCATAAGCTCCTCTATTTAGTACATCAGTCAATGCTGCTTGACCACCTTCATAAGAATCTTTTATGTATGGTTTTGAGAATCTAAAGGCTTCTGCTTGTGTGTCTGCAACGTCCCTCTGAGCACTGGCTTGCTTTTTAGCTGCTTTTGAGGAGGCTACACCACCAACTACTGCTGAAGTTATAATAGCTGCTGCTACGAATGACATTTTGTTTTACCTCTTACTTTTTCCCTAGTTGGAAATACTTTTTTATATCGGGTTCTTCTAACCCAATTGATGAATAAGAATCTGTAATTAGTTCATCTTCTATTGCATCTAAATGATCTAAGTTAGGTTCTTGCTTGGTTATGTGTACTGTTGTCATAACAGAATCTTTGACAGCATAAAAAGCTCTTTTTGCACCTACTGGTGAAACCCAAGTATGGGGTGCTTTCATGTGCATACGTCCAGATTCAGAGACAACAATTAGCTCGCCTTTTAATAAAATACTGATGTGTGGATGTTTGTGTATCTTACCTACAAACGTCATGCCTTTTGGTACAGTTAGCTCTCTAGCGTATTGACCACAGTTAAACTCTTCGATAACTGGTGAAAAATAATGCTGGAGGCTGGTATCTGGTATTGCGTCTTCAAACTTACCTTTATCAATACCATCTTCTATTGTATTTTGTAGGTGACTGACTGATGCTTTTAATCTTGGTGATAAAGAACTCATACTGCTACCCAAGCAGTACCATTGTAGACAACTAACCCTTGGCTATTGTTACTTAATGGATTCCACGGTAAGACATTAAATCTAACCATGCCTCTTCTTGGGCTGCTTGGTTCTTTATCTGTAGTTTGTATGTCTGCATCAGACATAGACAATAAGGTATTTTCTATCCTTTGAAATTCATCAATAAGATATTGTTTTACGTTGTCATCTATAGATGGGTAGTTTTTACGGCTATAACGAGTAGTTACTACATCTGTTTTCTCATTAATAGCCATGTCTATCTCCTACCAGTAACTAATACATCCATATCGAATCCAATAAAAGAAAAATCTTTGTTATCAGGCAAAGACAATTTATAAGATAAATATCTACCTGCTGCTCTTGAGTCTATCTTGTGATCTGCTGAGATATCGTAAGTAACAGTAGTTTCATAGTTTGGAGTACCAGTAATTAGATTTGCTGCACCAAAGTTAAAAGAAAAAGTCTTACTTAAGTTGTTTGTTGTTATTTGTGGATATACTTTATTAATAACTTTATATCCTGAGAGTTTTACCATTTCATCTAGATCTATACCTGTTCTTTCTAATAATGGGGATTTAGTGGCTTCACTATCTAAAGCAAACGAAAGTGATCCAGTGTCGTTTAGATCTAAGCCATACATCTTATCTGAGGTAATACCATCGGTACTGTTGTCTTGTCCTACAAAGATACAATGGGTATCAAAGTTAGCCTGTTGTGACCAATATGAACCACCAATGGCTGCATAAGAAGCTGTAGAGTTTTGATAAGTAGCACTGGAGTTTACGTTGGCTATAGTCGCTGATGCCACATTAGGTAAATCTAAGAATGACCAAGTGCCATTCTTATAGTTATATACGGCTGCTCTGTTGCATCTATTGGAAGCAGTGAATTCAGCCATATCATCACCTGAGTTATAACAGAAATAGATCTCTTCTAACTCTGGATGTCTGGCTACAAAACACACATCGGTCTTCGATGAGTCTAAACCTTGGAAAATGTAATTCTTAACTCTCTGGTCTACTATGGATTCTCTGGTATTACCATCGTGGACATAAATATCATTATCAGCAAATACATAGTGACGGCTATCCACTTCGATAGCACAATTCTGATTAATGATTCCTATGTCACTGAAGACTTTACGGAAGTTAAATATAAACGTACCACCTACAAACTCCATTAACCATACGTCACTCTTGGAATAGACAATAAAGTTAGTACCTAAAGTAGCTCCATCTAATATAGGGGATTGCATTTGTACTAGATCATTAAACCCTGCACTTTTAGTGGTATCCGAGGCATCCCAAGAATCAGGAATAGCATTGGCAGTCGCTATGTTAGACCACCGTACTCTAGTACCGTAGTTAGTAGAACTTTCAGTCATATTAAGACCAATCAAAAAGTCTCCATAAGACCTTAATGACTCAGCTCTCCAGTTAGAGTCCCAATTGGTTAGAGCAGCAAAATTAGTACCACCTATAGCTTTATAGGAAGGGACTTTATCGGATCTGTTGATATAGACTATGTTGGCTAAGGTAGTACCAGTCCATACTAAATCATTGGCTGATGTCGCACTTATAGATCCAGATCTGTCTGTGAGTGAACCGTTAGCATACTCTTGTATGCCGTAGGTGTCTGTCGCTATGACTACAGTAGAGTAACCTGTGATGGGGTTGACACCATAGACGTATCTTGGGTTAAAACCTAAGCTGGCTTTAACTGTTCTAAAGACAGGGGAACGTAAGACTGCACCTTCATCAAATCTTACATTCTTGGCTCTGGTGAAAGCCGTTAGAGGTAGACTGGCAGGATCAACATCTGTGATAACTCCTGCTTCTGACATTCCTCTGATTGGTATTATTTGTCCCATGATTAGGTATTATTTCCTTTTTGCAGTTTTCTTGGCTTTTTTAAAGGCAGTAGAAGTTGGTGCTCCTTTAGATCCTGCTGACCTCATTCTTTCTTTACTGCCAGCTTTTATTCTTTTTCTTTTCGCATGAATATTTGCGTATAAACCACGTTTTGCCATGGTAACTCCTTTAATTAATTAGATACTGCCTGATGCTGTAATATCGCCAGTTGCCGTAATAACTCCTGCTGAGGTGATTTTGAATTTGGCTGTACCATCGTATAGGAATCTTAGGTCACTACCTACTTGGTCAATAGTCCAGTTACCTAAGTCTAAGACACCTACATCGAGTGTACCATCGATATCACCATTACCTGAGATGTCTAAAGTGGCTGCATCTATCTCACCTGTAATCGTAATGTTACGACCACCACTAATATCTTTGTTACCATCAGCTACTATGGCTTTTGAGGCAACTACTGTACCTGCTGTACTGCCATCTAGTAAATTGAGTTCTGATGTTGAGGAAGTACATCCGTCTAACAAATTGAGCTCCGAAGTTGAACTTGTGACCCCATCCAGCAAATTGAGCTCTGAGGTACTGGCTGTAAGCCCATCGACAATATTCAGCTCTGTGTGTGTCGCTGTGACTGCTCCAGATACGTTGGGGAACGTGGCTTTGACAGTACTCTTAATGAGCCTCATGTGCGAGTCAGCTTGAGACAGGGAGTCTGTAGCCACTGGATTAGACGCATTTAGACCATCGATGTATGTTGAGCTTTCAAGAGCCATTTTTGTAACCTCTTATATTATTTATTTAATTCAAACCACACAGACCACAGAAGCCAACTGAAGCGGATAGATACTAATCTATTCTTTGGTGTTTTCTGTGTTTCAAATCTGGAGATCTGTAGTTCTAGTTCAGGGAGTATGTGGAAGAAACCGTTGTTCATTAAGTCTTCTTCGAATGATATTTTCATAGTGTTTTCTCATTAAGTTTCAAAATTTGGACTCTTCTTAACAACGTCCAACAACAACAACAAGCTCGACCCTTTACCTTTGTTTTTGAAGTCCATTTACATTAAACCCAATGGGGTTCATTTTTGGCTAAACAATCCTTTTTTTACAGCGTAAGTCCTGTAAGCCAGTGTTTAAGCCAATCTTAGGTGAATCAGATAGCTAATCTGTTCCCCTTTTGTTTGATTTTAATTATTGATGCCTCAGACATTTGACATTTGGCGACAAACAGAAATTTTTTGGCTTTAAGGTCATTAAATTAAAGAAAAAAAAGGGATTGATCTCATAGTCTTGGACTCTTAAGAAGACATACAATTTATAGACAAAGATCAATAGAGAAGATCCTTAGTAGACAACCATAGTGAAAGGGAGAGTTAAAGCTATAGTTATCTACTTAGGATCTAGGGGGAACTAAAGTTAACTAAAGTCTAAGGTGTTTTTATAGTGTTTTACTTTATATTATTAATTAAAAGTAATAATACTTTAGCCAACTTAAGTAACTGGAGAACTATCACTATCAGTTCCTCTTAAGGTCACCCTAAATAAACTACCTTAGATATCTAGCGTAAACCATTGATTAACCGTAGTGGCAAATGAAGAGAAAACTAAGGGCAACAACAGGCTTCTAAGGAGTCGTTTAAAGTCTATAGTCACCTATTGTTACCCAAAGTAATCTACTAATTTCTATTTCTTAAGACACGATCCAACTCAATACTAAAGTCTTCCTCATTGAGACCATTGAAGGACTTGAAGCATCTATTTACTATGTTATCTTTAGCTTCTTTTATATTGCTTCCTCTTGCCTTGAGTGTTGTTGGGTTTTTTTGTTTTAGTTTAAATATATAATCAGGCATCATCGTTACCTTTGTTCCTTGGATCTTTACCCAATGCAAACTCAAGATACCAAATTGCTTTCTTGATGTTGTCTTGTCTATAACCCTTACGATGGAGTCTAAAGATATATTTGAAGGCATTACATTCAGCGTAATGAACGACAGCTTGTCGACCAAATGCAGCAACCATAGCATCAATAGCTTCTATTCCATTTGATTTATAGTGATCTGGATTGATGTTGTCTCCACTTGGAAGTATTGCTGGATGTTCTTTCTGTAGTCTTCTCCAGTCCTCTTCTGTTGCTTCAGTCTTCACAGATCTGACAGTGCTCTCTTGGCTGCTCTTGTTGCTCATGTTTAACCCTCGGTTTAGTTATAGGTTCTGCGGATACTACTTTGATATCTTTGTATCCCTGTAGATGCCACTCTTGTGTTGCTATGTAATCCTCACACTCAACGATAGACCCAGTGAACATGTCTATAGATATCCATTTGTTATCAGGAGTTATCTTCTGTCCTGTGACAGTGCATTGTCTTTCTCTTCTCATGGTGATGGATTCCATAGAATCATCTTGTTCTTCTTATGATCCCAATCTGTGTATCTTAAGATCCTTGCACATCTGGATTGTGCTAAGGCTTCTTCTCTGGTTTCTCCACTCTTGATGTATGCTTGAGAAACCTGTTCCCAAGTAGGATGATTTCCTAATACTTTTATTGCTGTCTTCTCACCTATTCCTTTTACACCTTTGAAGCCGTCTACAGGGTCACCAGTGAGGCACATAGAGTAAAACTTATAGTCTGCTTGAGCTTGGGTTATCTCAAGTAGTTCATCGCTCATGGGGCGATACAGAGTGCAATTAGGGATGGTCTTTAGATCTTTATCATCCGATATAATTATGGTTTTTATATTAGGGGCACTACCACAGATTCCTAGTACATCATCAGCTTCTAATGATGGTTCTACATGTGACGGATAGGTGTCTTTACACCACTGGACAAATGACCTGTATCCTAGTGGTTTTCTTGTTCCTTTACGGTGTGATTTATAATTAGGATAGATATCTTTCCTAAAGTTTTTACCATCAGAGATACACATGAGTAACTCTTTAGTTTTAAACTTTTCACATAGATCATCTATAGTCTTACTAAATGTTTCTTTGGCTAACTTTAGATCACAGTAGATTGACCAGACATCATCTTCTTCTGACCAGCAGATTTCTTCTTCTGCTACTGCACATGATCTGTATAAGAATATGTCTGCATCAATTAAGAGAGTTGTTTTCTTCTTTGATAATTTGCTTAAGCATTTCATCTAGATCTCCTTTAAATTTCATACCGTTTTCAGTTATGTGCCAATTGAAAGCATAAGTTTCTTCATCCATATCAATACAATTAGATATGTATCCAAGGCTCGCCATTACAGCAACAGGGAAGGCACTCAGTCTTGAGAATGTGGATTTCAGTGTTGGGGGATTTCTCCAGCATCTATCTAGAGTGATATAAAATCCTAATAGATAGGCAACGTGGTCTTCTATAGGTAAACCTGAGCCTTCAATGTGACCCAGACCAATCTCTTGAAATGGAATATGAGGCTTCGAAGCCGATTTGCAATCTGAAAGGATCTTTTGCTTTTTGCGCCATTCGTCCAGCGATATTACGTCCGACATGATGTGCTTCCTCTTCTGTGGGACAACTAATCTGCACTTCATCGTGGATGTAAGCCAAGATAGTTGATTTAAGTTTTTGTTTTTTTATTTCTTTATCTATCAGTCTTAACCAATTCTTTGAGACTATTGATCCTGTACTCTGTAGTAGCTGACTAAGTAATCGATGCTCAGAGCGAACATAGAGCCTTCTTCCATCGATGCCTCTAATGAAACCTCTGGCTTTGTATGCTCTGTGTAGTTCATCTTTTAATCTTTTAAATGCTGGGATAGAACGATAGAACTCTTCTTTTAGTCTCTTACCATCTTTGGCATTACCTCCGACAATCTTTCCTAGTAGAGTGTCACCAGCCCCATAAATTAAACTGTATGCAAATTCTTTGCTCTGAGAGCGTGTTTCAAGACCAGCAGCCTTCTGATTGTATGTATGGATGTCTTCTTCAATAATCTGTCTACCATACTCACCACCATCATCGAGAAAACCTGCTAGACATCTTAGTTCTAATGCTTGTAAATCAGAGCCACATAAATACCAGCCTTTAGGTACAGTGAATAACTCTCTGCATTGTTTACCATAGACAGCTCTAGTGCTTGGTACTTGGGCGATATTTGGACTTCGATGGCTACATCTTGCACTCACAGTTGAGTTACTTATGATGGTATGTCTTAACTTCCCATCCTTACTTACCAGTTTAAGCCAAGCATTTTTACCTTCTGCCAGTTGTCCTATTCTTTTTTGTAATAGAAACATCTCAGCCAATAGTTTTGCTTCAGGGTATGGCATCTTAACCAATACTGATTCATCTAATTTTGGATCTCCTGATGGAGTCCATTTAGTAAACTTTATTTTTGGGTATTTATCTTTGAGACACTTGTGTATGTGTTTCCTAGAATTAGGATTGAACTGTACTTCTTTCTTCTTAATGAATGGTTCGCCTTTCTTATAACCCAGTTTTGCATTGTTTACTTTTGGTATAAAAGGAGTCTCTACAGTCCAAGGAAGAAAACACTCTTGTAGTTGCTTCTCTAGTTGTATTCTTTTGTCAGCTAACTCACCGTACAACTCTGCTGCTTTCTCTACATCAAAGTTCCAACCGTTGTTACCAATTCTAAAGCAGATCTCATTAAGCTCATGTTCAAACTCTATTGACTCTTCAGTAAAACCTTCAGCCATCAATAGGTAATAGAGTGCTTTAGTGACCTCAACATCCTGAGCACAATAGTCATACATCTCTTGGTTGCCCTCTTCCCAACCACCTTCGTAATCATCTTTAAGTATGTCTATTCTCATGCCCCATGCTTTTAAACTGTGGCTGCCATACATTCTTTTTAAGAAACCTTCTGGTAATGATGTATTAGTAAAGTCATCATCTAATAAGTTAGCTTTAACTAAATGAGACAACACTAAAGTGTCTAATTGTTTACCTTGTGGTTTAAACTCAGGAAATACTTTCTGAATAGCAGGAATATCAAACCTAACAATGTTATGCCCAATGAGAACCTCAGCACTCTGAAGTATCTTTATAGTCTCTTCTATCTCTTCTTCTGTAGTTGCTACCTTTATTTTTTGGTCATCGACATCAAGAGAAATATCGACATAACCAATGCAGTGGATTGTATTTAATTCATCAAGTAAACCATTTGTTTCTAAATCGAAGACAATCTTAGACATCAGTTGTTACTCCTTTCAGCTACATCTTCTATTGGTGAACCATTGGCATCCCAAGATCCTTCTGTTGGTTTCTTCTTTTTCTTTTTGTTTTCAAAGATGCGATCAAATTCGCTGTCGTATTTCTTTTTATCTACAGGTCTAAAGCAATCTCCTTTACCCATAATCAGCTCCTCTAAAATTGGTTGTTTGAATCTACACCCAGTAATCTTCCCGATTCTCTTGAATAGACAAGTAAATCTGCTGCACCTACCTCACCAGTAAACCTGTTTTTTAAGACTTCTATTGATCTGTAGTCACTTGGGTTATCTTTATCTACATTAAGAGATAGACAAAAATCACTGAGTTGGGCTATTGCATGGCTACCTCTGAGTTCACTAAGTTTTGCTTTAGATCCATTCTCATGGCTGCCACCGTTACTTGGTCTCTTTAAATGAGAGACAACAAACAGACAAATATCTAAATTCTGTACTAGGGTTCTCAATGAAGTCATCGCTGAATCAATCAGTTGTCTCTCTGATATGTTTCCAAGTGATCCTGTTAAGCCACTAACTAAGATAGATAAATGGTCTAATATCAAGTACTTACAACCGAAACCTTTAGCCATATATTCGATTCTATTTAGTATAGTATCTACTTGAGTGCTACCAAAGTGATCAAATAGATAGATAGGATGCTCGCTAAATAATTCATCAAATGCTTTCTCTATTTGTTTCTTTGTTGCAGCTTCAGGATCTATACAGATATTTTTATTTAGTTTTATTCCAGTAAGACCCTGTACTGTTCTCTTCGATGATTCTTCGAGCATAATTGCTCCACAAGTGTTGCCTTGTGTATGTAAGTGATAAATTAGTTCTCTTACGAATGTACTCTTGCCCACTCCTGATCCAGCACATATAGAAACTAACTCTGAGGTTCTTATTCCTCTTGTTATTTCATTGAGTCTTTCATAGGGATAAGAAATAGAAGATGCAACATCAGATTCACCGACAACATCTCTCAAGTCATTACTACTTATAATCCCATCAGGTTTATATACTTTAGCTTGCCATATTGAAGTGATGATTGACTTAGGGTCTTTCAACAGTGCTTCATTGGCATCTTTGTATGGAAGTGTTGCTATTTTTGCCTTACCCACTGGTAAGAACTGAGCACATTCTTTAGCAGACTCAATCCCTGCTTCATCTTGATCAAACATCAATATGATTTCTTCGAAATTCTGTAGGTACTCCCAATGTGACAGTAGTTCTTTCTTAGCTGACTGTGCTCCATTTTTAATAGAGACCGTTGGGAACTTATGTTGCTGCACTTGTGAGACACTGATGCAATCAATCTCACCTTCTGTTATCACCAGTTTTTTACCGTTGTTAAACAAATGACTGCCAAACAACGTGGCTTCTTTGACATTCCCAAGCCATGAAAAGTTCTTCTGTGGATCTCTGACCTTTTGTGCAACTATCTGTGAGTCTGAGTTTCTATAGCAAGCAATCTGAGCTGGTTTGCCTTTATAGTCATCAATCAACATGTAATTGAATTTACGACAAGACTCTTCAGTTATCCCACGCTTCTTTAATGAACTGTAGTAACCATCGAGTAACCCTTTACTCGTATTGACGACAGCAACAATATCTATAGAAGCATTACTGTCATTTGATGGTGTGTGTTTTTGGCATCCAAAACAAAATGTATGACCATCATCATACAATGCAGCGTTATCTTTTGATCCACAATGAGGACAAGGAACATGCCTTAGAAAAGTAGACTCACTTCCATCGTCAAATTCTTTCATGCTGCCCCCTTATGTATAATTATTTATTGAAGAAAATGAGGTGACTTAATAGTAATGGAGTAACTAAAAAGCCACCTCACGCTCTCCTACTTTTGACTCAGTTCTTCGAACCAAGAATCAGGTATCCACTTATGGCTATATTGGAATCCATGTTTTTCACACCATTCCCCATAAGTAGTCTTAGAACCTTTATAGAGCTTTGCTCTTGCATTAGAGAAGACAAAACGTATGTCTACAGCATCACCATATTCATTTTTAATGTGGATGTGCTTTTGTCGATCTCCTGTTTTAAACAAACCTTTGCTTTCAATCCAGAGTGGACTTCCATCTTTTTTTATCAACTTGAAGTCTGGACAATACTTAGCATTACGTTCTGGAACTATGTACTTAATCTTTTCTTGCTCATACAGAACTTCGTGACCTGCTTTAGATATTTGCTCACTGAGTTTAGACTCCAACCCAGAGCGATATCCTTTCTTCAGTCCTCTCTTGTTTTTCTTAGAATCGGTCAGCCGTTTGTCCTTCGTCCACTTTCTTAGATTCATCATCGAACTGTTCCTCTGTGATTTCAGGAGCAACAAAACCGCCTTCTACTTTATCGAAGCCGTCAGTTTCAGAGTTACTAGAAACTGGCTCAATTACTTGTACTTTCGAGAGCTGTAATGTGATTCCTTTAGAACCACTAACAGAATAAGGATTAATGAAGCCACCCAGACGTACAACCGACCCACCATAAAGAACAGGAATATGATTATCGTTTATGACTGCACCTTCACTGTCGAAGAACTTAGGTTTGAACTTAGATTTGACTTTAACTATGTTCTCACCACTTTCATCATCTTTACTGATTGGCATCCTGACTTTAGCTTTTGCTCCGAACTCGTCTTTTGCGATCTGTTTGCACTGAGACTGTAGTTCTTTGACATCATCAACTAATAGGCTGCACTGGTATGTGCCGTCTGGGTTAAATTGTACGTCTGGTTTATGTAAGTAAGGATAACGACACCTACCTACGTTTGTTATGAACTTAACTCTTTGAGCCATCTTCTTTTACCTCTTTTTTTACGTTTAAAGATTCGTTGTTATCTGGAAGTTTTATACCTAACTTTTTAGCTTCTGCTATTAGTCTAGGAGGCAACGGTTCACCTTTAGACATCAACAGCTCTGCCAGCTCCAACACACGTTCTCTAGGGTGCATAGTTACTCCTATTTGGACTAATTGTCCACATCATAGATCAAGAAAAACAGTAGTCAGACTTTCTGATTTCCTCCAGATTAAGTTTTCCCTTTTCAGGTATTTTTGTTGTTGTTATTTTTAATGGGTCACTAAGCTGCTGTGCTATTTGATCCTTCATGTCTTCGTATAGACACCAATCTTTATACATATCGACAAAAGTTGATCTAACACAATGGAATAATCCCCATGTGTCATCAATGACTGTAGCGAAACTATCATGGATGACAAAGAAAGAACTTATGCCATATTTCTGGCAGTTCAGTATTGTTAACAACAAATGACTGGCATCTAAACTGTGGATTACATTTGGACTTACAGCACTTCTAGCTTTCTTACTATCAACTTTACTTTTGTTCCTTTCTCTTAAGGTAACCAGAGATCTTTTTTTAATACCTGCTACCCTGTCGTGGAGAAATATTCTTACTCTCTTTTTGTTCCATTTGTTATATCTTTGTACTACAGGAAACTTTGTTGGTGTGTTCCACCTCATAGCCTTCCCTTCTTTTGATAAAGCATCACAGCAGCTCTGGAAAAACTCCATGCCTTGTGTAACTGATTTGAGTAGATCCTTTATAACTTCATAATTAATATTAGCTAGATATCTTGCTGCATGTTTTTGTTCTTTTTTATTACCAAATGGATGTGAATCCAATGTGCCTCTTAAAACTTTATCTTCTAGAGGCTTCATAAGATCTTCATAAATTTGATCTGCAAATCCATATTTTTTGGAACTGTAGCCAAAACACATAGTATTTCTTTTGCATGTACTTCTGTTAATCCCAAAGTCCAGCCATGCTTTAGATAAATCATTTTCATTATCTGCTTTAAGATGTTTGATTACATTGTCTGCAACCTTTTGATAGACATCCTGTGGCTTATCTACATCTGTGGTTAGATTGACAAGTCTACCTTCTGTCTCAGACAAAGAAGATGCAGAATAGTGTTGGCAACCTGAATTCGTACCATCGATTGCTATAGGTAATCCAGTCCAACAGTTATCGGGATTATCACACCAATTAGCATAACAAATACAAGAAGCTAAAAACTGAAACGGTTTGTCTGCTTTACTCCAAATATCGTATGTGCCTTCGTAATCGACACCACAAGAATAAATCATTAAATGGTTCTGATTAACCCACTCTGTTCGCTCTTCTAGAGTTCCTTTGCTTATCTTATCGAAATCACCAGTGTTAGCTAAATGGATTGCCAGCCATGCAACATTGTCCTGTGTAATCTTTGATTTTTCTTTAAGTAGGAAGAGGCTTTTTACATGGTCATCTCTGTGGTAATTAAAGAAACTGACTGGGTAAACTCTCGATCTGAAATCCATGTTCCATCCAAGGTAGAATTCATCAAAATCAGACAGCTCTTCTGCTGTGGCTAAATCGTTTTGCATAACAGCCCTTGCACCATCAATCTCTCTGTTTTTAATCCTGATACTCTTGATATCTAACCTGATTCCCTTCTTCTGTTCATCCGTTAGTTCATCCCATTTATCATGGTGATCTGGGTATTCGATATAATCTTTGAGGGGGAATTTTGCTGGTGCTTTACCATTTTCCCAGCACCACTTAACCACATAGAGCATATCTTTGTTTATTTCTAATGGTGTTTCTTGTAGAGCGTTCAATGCTTGCATATACAAGGGTAGTTCTTTTGAGGTTTTTATTTGATGCCTTATTGCTTGCTTTTGTTCTGGAGTAGCTGCCCGAACCAATGGCACATGTGCAGCTAACTTAGGATGTCTATAACATCCAGTATCAATGCCTTTCCAAGGTCTAGGTTTGACGATCATTGGTGCAAGCATGGGTTCATTCCAACTTGATTCAAAATCTAACTTAGCAAGTAAAGTAGAGGCTTCTGTTGTAAGACCTACTTTCTTCTTTGTGTTTCTTGGTTCTGATTGTTCCCACTCTTCGAAGACATGACTAGCATTTAAGACAGCATCATAGATTGGTGTTGCAGCTCTTGTTTTTCTATCTTTAGTCCATCTTTCTGGTTTAAACCCTTCTTTACCAGCTATGTTTTTTAAAGCATCTATTCTATAGATTTCACTAGAGTGGTCTTTCATCACTTGTCTTTCTATTCTTTTAGCTAATTTCTTATCAAATTTAGTTAACTCTATAGAGTAAGACTCAAGTTCTATTCTTTTACCAATCCTAGTTAGACAAGAAGTTCTAGTTAAACCTTGAGAAACACACTCAAAGAAAGTATTGAGACCAATGTAACTTAAGATATCTGAGTCTATGTGCTCTAAGTCTTCTATCCATTTACACTTTCTACCTTTTCCTTTTTCTTTCTCTGTATTTATAAGAAGTTGTATTTCTTTAGATACTTTAGGTAAGGCTTCTTTAACTAAGTTATGAGGATTCTCTTGTGTGGTTAATCTTTTATTATTTTCTTGTCTATCAAGATACCTTTCGTTCCCTTTCTCAAGCATCCTTTTTTCACGATCAATTTCTTTTGTTATATCTATTCTCGACATAAGTTTCTCCCATATCAATGATCTCTAGAGGGTGACCCTAAATAATCTTTTATTATAAAAATGTCCACAGTTTGTTATTTTTGTCCACTCAATGGGTACAGAAAAACCCAACACGTAAGTGTTTTACGTGTCAGGTCAGTCTAGTGTTTTAAGTTGTGTCTTTAATTAAATCTGCAAGTGGCTCTTGTCTATCAATTAGCTTTACTTCTCGATAATGCCCATATTCAAGTTCACCGCCATAACTCTTGTACTCAATGTTATCTTGTTGCTTTTGGATATCGCCAAACAGTTCACTGATACGTCCACTCATGTTATTTAATACAGCAGAGTCAGAAGCAAAATAGACATTCTCTTCTGTCTTTATATCGAAGTAACATTTAATATCTGGGTAGCATGTAGCATCAATAAATCTTCCTGCACATTTTGACCAATGAATAACCTCTTCATTATGATTTGCTGGTACAACATCATAGAGTGCTTCTCCCATGAAAATTAAATAGATATGAACAGTCCCTACTTCTTGCCAAACAAACCAATTAACCATGTTCTGGGTTGGGTGTTTTTTTGTCGCATCATAAGATACTCTTGTTTTCATCCACTCCATAATAGCGACTGTCAAATCACTCCTAATCATCTTTTCTAGATGCGCTTTAGGTTTAATGTTGAAAGCATTTTTTAATCTGTCTTTTGCTCTCTGTGTCATATAAATGTTACGTCCACAATTTCTAAGGATGGGTTTATCGTCCATGTTCATAAATTCTCTAACGATTGAGTCGAAATACCTCAAACTAAAACTAACTTTTTCAGAGACACACTTTTTGTGTTTGCATTTAGTTACCATTTACACATCCCCCATCATCTTTCTTTTGTTTACTCAACAAAACTTTTGTCAAAGCTAGTACAGCCTTTTTGTTCTCTTTTGTTAATTCCTCAAAAGCTAAATGTGCATCTACAGCTAACGTGTCTGACACATCTTCATTAGGCATTAAAGCACTAGAACTACTGTCGATGCCGTAAATTAACCACGCTGGCTCAACTTTAAAGTGCTCGCATATCTTCTTTATGTTTCTACGGCTTGGTACTCTTGTACCTTTACACCATTTAGCAACTATCGAACCACCCACACCCAGAATTTCTCCTAGTCGCCTACACGATAGATTCTGACGTTCTCTGAGGCTCTGTAGCCTCTTATACATTTGATGTTTATACTCCATTGTTTTCTCCATTTTCAATATGTTCTTCTAAAGTTATCGGGATCATTTTGTACCCCCTATGTCAAAATTGTCCGAATACTAAATATATAAAAATTATCCAAAAAAAGAAAGGGGTCTTTTGACCCCTCACATTTCACCCCAACCAGCACTTCTCAACCATGCGTTATCTGCATTGTTGTTTGCCTGTTGGTCTCTTATTTCCCTCATTTTCTGATGGTCATTTCTGCATTTCTCACAGATAGTCCTATCGCCATAAGGGTCTACGTTCCCACATTTAGTTGTGACTTTTCTAAAGTCATAACCATGCTGCACTGTCCAATCTACCTTGTTATTACAACTCACGATGCTCTCCTTTTCTCTGGATCTGCCTGTACCTTTCGTATCTTACTAATTATTCCTTTATAAAATTGACATTGACTTTTAGCGTGCTTCAATTGGTATGGTGCAATGGGAGCAAATTTACCCCCATCTATTCTACCTTGATGGTATTGCTCGAAATAATCGAATTCATTGTATCTTTCAATTGCAAAATTTAATAATTCATCAAGCTCATTATCGTTAAATTCAATAGATATATTAGCCTTCACATTACTCTCCTTTCTATGTTAGTTAATTCTCTACCTTCGTTTATGTACTGGTTAGCCTTCTCAGGACTAACATTGTGTCTTTCACAGAGTTCTTGGATAGTCCTACAGTTAGTCCAATAGTCTTCATAAAAGTTAATTACTAATTGTTGATATTCATGGTTCATCTGGATATTCCCCCTAGTTGATTCATTACATCTGACTTAGTTTTTAAAGTTACATGGACATATTTGCGTGTAGTATCAGCAGATTGATGTCCGAGAATTTCACTAACGATTGCCGTAGGAACACGATGCTCGTTAGCTAATAACGTGGCACAAGTGTGCCGAGTGGTATGGAAGACAAAATTAACATCACCATAAGCAACGTGATCTCGTAGTTTCTTCCATGTGTTATAAAAAGTTTTCTTTGAATAATGTTTCTTAGGTCTATCATCTAATGCTGTTAGTGCAGCCTCAGCAAACTTATTCAATGGCACTTCTCTTGGGTGTTTACTTTTGGTGTTATAGAGCATTACCTTCTTTCTATCTTTAGAAATAACACCATAAGGTTTTCTACCTTTAGGATCTGGCTCTTCACCAATAGATAATATCTCGCCTCTTCTCATGCCAGTCTCTAAACCAAGATGGAAGAAATGCAAAACGTATGGGTGCTTACATTGACTTAAGAACTCATTGCATTGCTCTATCTGTTCTGGACTAAAGAAATTAGGTCTGGACTTATGCTTCTCACTCTCAAGAGGTATCTTGATCTGCCTATCTATTTTCTCGTACTTATAAGCAGTCGTGAATATCTTTGAGATTGCTGCACGATATCTATTGCATGTGGATTCGCTTAGACCTTCTTGTTTAAGATGTGAAGTGAAGATATCAACATCCATCAAATTAAATGATCTGATTGGACGTTTACCGTAGTCTTGGAACTTAAAGAAACGGTTTAGTCTTCTTATGGATTCAACTTTGTGCTGATGACATGCTCGATTCCATATTAATTCTTCGTTGTTATTTGCAAAATCTGCAAGTGTAATTTCACTCATTTGGGACTCTCCTTCAGTTATGTTTTCCTGAAGGGTGACCCTAAATGGATCTGTAGCTGTGTAACTCATAATTTCTCCCTTTCTTTTTTAAAATCAAGAAAGCGATGAAACTAATCTGTTCCCTTTTTTACACCTGAATTAAGAGTGCCCCGAAGAGGATTCGAACCTCTGACCCCAAGATTAGGAATCTGAGGTACTCTTTTTCAGGCGAAAGCAAGGACGCTTTCTTGCTGATCAAGTGACCAGATTAACTAAAACACGACAAAAGTACAACTTTTCTATTAAGGGTCACCCTAATTAAATAAAAAAAACACCGATACAAAAAGACTAAACTTGTCGGTGATACGTTTTATTTAGTCTGTGAAGTACGATGTTTTTTACTTTATAACTGAGGTGAACAGATTATGTTTTTATATTTAAGTTATTGATTTTATTGTTTTTCTTCTTTATTGGAAGCCCCAAAATAAAAGCTAGATATTCCTGAAACTAGACCGCCAAGATATCCAAGCACAAGACTAACTATTGTGTCTGAGTTTTGATCAGGAGGCATAATTGTGACTGTAAAAATATATCCAACAAATGCTAATAATGAAACCATTCCAAATAATTTTGGAGTCCAATCTTCTCTAAATGAATCTCTAGCATCTTGGATATCAGCAGTTTCTAAAGCGTATAAATCGACATCCAATTCTTTCATTTTTATTTCAAAGTCTTTATCTATTTTCTTTAGTTCTGCTAATTGTTCTGGTGTTGCATTTTGTACTGCTGCTTCAAGTTTCTTTGGCTCTGGTTCACAGCCTAAAACTTCA